CGTTGCCGCCCTTTTGCAGCATAGCAATCCCCGCCTGGGATGCCAGGGGATGGCCGGAACTGACCATCCCGTTACGCCCCATGACCACGGGCCGGTGCGCCTCGAAGTTTACGCTGTGGGGTGAGTTATTCATACTGGGCTCCTTTGACTGGGGATAACATCCAAGCCATGATTATTAGGTAGTGTTAAAGATGCGAGTGCCTACCTCATGAGGCTGGTACTTTCGCATCTTGCTCGCGGTCTATACCCCGATGTTCTTCGACGAGTGCTTCCAATCTTTCAAGCACTGCCTTCTTGTCTTCTAGGGTCATGTATTGAAACGACGTTTCCATCATGCGAGGCACCAAACTCATCATCAGAACTCGAAGGGACGGGCTCTTCATTCGTTCCATTACCGGGGGAATAATCGCCAGTAACCACTTGACCTTTCGACTTGTGCCATAAGCCCTTAAGGCAAATATTACGGCGCTTACTGGCAAAGGCATAACGTTACTCTCCTTCCTGGCTGTAGGCGACCTCAGCGGCTAAGCAACAATGTACTGCCGCACGTCCACCCGGACGCCGGAGCGCGCGGCCTCCTCGGCCGTCTCAAGGAGCCGGCCTGTAGTTGCCTCGTCCACGTACTCTTCGCCGCAGTTTTCGCATCACTGGGCCGGTACGCCCTTAACCACGAGGGTCATTTGCTCCCGGCTGAGGGTCACCGTGGCCGTTCCGGGCTGGGTTGCACCGTGCTTGCAGAAGGGCATTTCATCGTCCCTTCCGCCTGGTGATGGCGGCTTCGGCCCGGGGGCTGATGGCCCGCTGGACAGTTACGTTTAACAGGGCTGGGCGGCCGGAATTGAATGCGCGTTCCAGCGCGGGCTTCAGGTCTTCAGGCTTTTCCACCAACTCCCCATATCCACCCAGTCCTTGGACTACTTGGTCGTACCGGGTCGGCAACAAATCGGTGGCCACGGGGCGACCGTAAAGCCCCAACTGAATTTGCCGGTCGATGCCCCACGCTGAATCATTGCCCAACACCGTGACCACGTTCAGGCTGTGTCGCACCGCTGTGTCGAACTCCATGCCATTAAAGCCAAAGGCGCCATCCCCAGAGCACACGATCACGCGGGACTCGGGGTAAGCCAGCTTGGCAGCCATGGCGTAGGGTAGGGAAGACCCCAACATTCCCAGGGAAGACACGTAATGCCAGCGGCCGGGCATTTGGGCGGGAAGCAGGGAGCGGCCAAAGTGGCAGTAGTCGCCACCGTCAAAAACCAGGCAGTCGTCGGGCCGGAGCATGGACTCGATGGTCTTGTGGACGTACATGGCGTGCATCGGCGTTTCGGACCGGGCCAAGCCGTCACTCCATTCGGCTTGGGCTGCCCTGGCGGCCCGCAGCTCGTCGACCCAAGGCAACTCGTTCCAGGCGTGCCCCGCAGCCTCCTGCGCCAATTGCTCAAGCACGCTGGTAACGTCGCCCAGCATGCCCACGGCGACTCCGCGATTGCGTCCGATTTCCGCTGCCGAGGGGTCTACCTGGATAATCTTGGCGTCTGGGGCAACTGCTGGAGGGCGGCAGTAGCCGATGGAGTAGTCTTGTTTGCGTCCCAGCAAAAGGACAACGTCGGCTTCGGGTAGCTTCTTGGCTGCCCAGTTCAAACCCCTCTCAAAGAAACCGAAAGCTTGGGGGTGCTCGTCGGAGATCAGGCCCCTGGCTTGGCCCTCGGTCAGGACCGGGATGCGGGTAGTCTCGACGAACCGTTGCAACGCCTCGCCGGACTGCCCATAACCGGCGCCGTCCCCGGCGATGGCCATGGGGCGTTTTGCTTGGCGGAGGAGAGCGATGGCCTGGCGCACCAAGTCCGGTTGGGCGAGTACAGATTCCTGGGAGCGGTACTCGTCCGGGTTATAGAAGATTACTTGCTCTTCTTCGACCTCTTGCTCCTGCACATCGATGGGAATAGTTAGGTGCACGGGCCCTCGGCGTCCGGAGAATGCCAAACGTACCGCCTTGGCAATGAAGTCGGGGATTCGGCGGGCGTCATGGACCATGTAGGACCCCTTGGCCACAGGCCCCGCCATTCCCACTTGGTCGATTTCCTGCATCGCGCCCCGGCCCAGGTCAGCCAGATCGGCGCAGCCAGCGATGGAAAGAAGAGGCGCTTCGCTGTGCAGCGCGTTGGTAAGCCCTGGAATGGCATTGGCGAAGCCGGGGGTAGTATACATACAAACGCCAATCTGGCCTGTGATCCGGCCCCAAGCATCGGCCATATGGACCGCCGCTTGCTCGTGCCGGGTATCTATAAAGCGAAAGTCCATGTCCGACATGACGTCTAAAACGGGCAGGATATGGTCGCCCGCCAAAGTGAAGATGTTGGTGACGCCTTCAAGCTTGAGGGCCTTGCCAATTAGGTGGCTGCCAGTCATTGGTGCCATGGACCTCCTACAGCGCTCCTCGCGGGGCATTTAGCCGGAATGGATGAATGTGGAGATGGATTGAAGGTTGATAAGGGAACACGCTGTCGACGCGCGCTATAACCAAGCGACCGCCGCCAGCGAGGAACAGCGCCATTGCCAGCCGAGAGCGCGCGTCAAAACCAGATGGGAGGGCGCCGAATTCGGCTACCAATCCACCGGCGCTTGGGAAGCATTATGATTGTGGGGAGTAATCAGGTCAAGGCGCAGCGCGCCGGGCAGGAATAGGGGACCACATGCAGGCAGGGGTGACACAAAACCGGGGCCCCATCGAATTGGGGCCCCGGTCGATTAGCATTTATATGCTTCTATCTAGTTGGTGGTTTAGTGACTGCCGCACCCGCCGGAACCGCACCCGCAGCCACCACCGTTGCCGCACCCGCAACTGCCACTGCCGCAGCCACCGGCGCTGGCGAACATAGGGTTGTTGATAACGAATCCGACTTGGCCGCCAAGGTTCTCCACGTAGTCGATGGTGGCCTCCTCCAAGAATGGAGCGCTGTCGGAATCCATCAGGAACTTAACCCCTTCGACGTCCATTACCGTGTCATCGGATTGGGTCTCTTTTTCCATGGTGAGCATATATTGCAACCCGCCACTCTCGGATGGCATGGCAATCACCCGAAGAGAGCCAGCCTCTTCGCCCTGTTCATCCATGACTTCCCTGAGTTTTTCTATGGCCAACGTAGTAATTTCCATTATCTAAAAACACGCTCCCGGCAAAATAGTCGAATAGCGGATATTGTCTTTGTTACAGACCCTTGGAGGCTATCATATCACGAATCAAAGGTCAACGACGAGCTGTGAATATCTGTCCGATAATTAGCGAGTGGGTGTCAGACCGGCATTGACACATTGGAAAGCGCTTTTCTAATCTCAAATGCAGTGTAATGAAGTCCATTGCGGCGAGGCAGTGGCCCGAACCGTAGGCTGGCAACTCAAGAGGGACAGACCCTGTTTCGGGTCTGTCCCGCTTTTTTGGCAAGAACCAGAAACGGGGAATCCAGCGCCGGAATCACGGCGAAAGCCATTAGGCACGGAGGTGAGACATTGCAGGATGTAGCCCAGAATTCGTGGGAACGGGAGCGTCTTCTGGAAGCGTTGGAGGCCTTCCACCGCGGGGTCGGCGACGCGCCACTGCTCCGCAAATGGAGCGAAGACAGCAACCACGACGGGAACGGAAACCGGGAGCAACCAATGGCATTTGTGCTCTCCACCGATGAAGTCGATAGGCATGGCGACGTTATCTCGGCCGATGGATGGAATCTGGCGTCCTATCGCAGCAACCCTGTTTTTCTATGGGCCCACGACTATGCCCGGCCAGTGATAGGACGGGCTGTGGACACTTGGCTGGAACCGCACCGTCTGATGGCCCGGGTGGAATTCGCCCCCACGCAATTTGCCCAGGAGGTGGCGGGCTTGTACCAGGCCGGCTACCAACGAGGGGTGTCTGTGGGGTTCAAGCCCTTGCGCTATGAGGAGCGGAGGCACGAAAAAACAGGCGCCTTGCTGGGCATAAGATTCTTGGAGCAGGAATTGCTGGAGGTCAGCGCCGTTCCGGTCCCGGCCAACCGCAATGCCTTGAGGCGGGCGATGGCGGAAGCACCAAAGGTCGCGGAATACCTGCGGCGGGCGGGCCCCCAACCAGTGAATACGGCGCCGGCTACCCGGATGGCGGCGGCCCTGGATGCGGCGTGGCCGGTGCTGTCGGCGCAGGTAGATGAGCTGGCCAAGCTGGCGGGTGAGTTGGCCCAGGCCACGGCAGACGTGGACCTCGCAGTATGGGGACAGGCGCACCAGGCGCCCGGTGACTCCGGATTGGGAGACCTATTGGCGGCCCTGAGAGAAGCGTACCGCTAGATAGGCCAATGTAAATCAAAGTCTAACCAAAATGCACGGAACGCCTAAACGAATACGTAGGTGGAACCCTGAGCGTTTTTGCAGATAACCATGTAGACGCCATCTTGGCTTTGGTAAAGGCCCAACCTGTTATGGCGTAGAACTTTGGCCGGACTGATCTTGGTAAGGAGGTAACAATGACCATAGGAACGCAGGACCTGGAGCTAATCAAGCGGGAGATGGCGGGCATCCGCGACTACTATCAATCGAGGATCGATGCTGAACTGCCACCCATCAAGGAGGAAATGGAGCGGATCAACGCACAACTGGAACGGGCTCAAGCCATGTGGCGGGACGGGGAGAAACGCGCGATTTTGGCTCGGTTCAACGGTGGGGACCGCCCGCGCGTACCCTACGGCAAGTACAACGGCCTGGACCATTTGGACTTGGCGTGCATCCGTAGCTTGCTCACGGCCCAGGTTCGCGAGCCTTCCGGGCTCAATCCCAGGATGCTGGAGGACTGGCAGAGCAATCTTAAGGCGGCGATGGATTCCACAACCGGGGGCACAGGCGACGAGTTGGTGGACACCCAAGAAGCCCGCGCGCTATGGGATGACGTCAACCTGGAGACCGCAGTGGCCCCGCTATTCGACACCATCCAGATGCCCACCAATCCATTCCAAATTCCCCTTCAGTTGAGCAACGTGAACTGGTACCCCGGGACCGAAAACGTGGCTGCAAAAAGCACGGCACTTACCACGGCCCGGCAGACTCTTACCGCTTACGAGTTGGTGGCCGAAGTTCCGTGGTCCTACGACTTGGACGAGGACGCAGTGATTGCCATGATGGAGGAACTGCGCCGGGGATTGTTGCGGGACGCACGGGAAGTAATCGACGATGTGCTCCTCAACGGCGATACGACCATCACCAACAATATCAACGCCGACGGCGCGACCATCTCCTCCACCGACGCGGGTAAAGGCCACTGGCTGTTGGGCTTTGACGGCCTCATCCATCTTCCCCTGATAGACAACACCAGCCAAGCAATCAACCACGCCGGCGCGGTGTCCGACGACATGTTCAACGAGGTTAGGGCCAAGTTGGGCCGGTACGGGGTCCGCCCGTCGGACACTGCCTACATCTGTGACATAAACACCTTTATCCGGTCCCTTAGCGTCTCCAACTTCCGAACCCTGGATAAATTCGGGTCCCAGGCCACAATTCTAACCGGCCAGCTAGGGGCTGTGGAGGGCATCCCGGTAATCGTCTCTGAGCAAATGGCAAGGGCCGACACAGACGGGAAAGTCACCGACGCAGGCAACGGCACCGAGACCGGACGGCTGCTGATTGTCAACAGAAGCCAGTGGCGTCTCGGCTTCAAACGGGAGCTGACGATTGAAACCGTGCGCGACCCTCAGAAGCGTCAGAACATCATGGTAGTCAGCTTCCGTATAGGGCTTCAGGAACGCAGCGGCGATCGGTCCACCGCAACTCATACTGCCTTGCAGTACAACATAACCGGCACCTAGAAAATATCCCAAAGGGTGGTTCGACAAGCCCGTCCCGAGCGTGCCGAAGGGCTCACCACGAACGGTTGGACGCTCGTCCTGAGCCTGTCGAAGGCCCCCCAAGTCCATAGCTTATCGTCAGGAGGCCAATATGCCAGCAGAAGGCAACATAGACCCTGCCAGCAGCACCGCCGAGGTTGTGCAACGCATGCTGCCCAGTACTCTACCGTCGGGCGTCAAGTACTCCATGCCCTTCGTGGTGATCGAGGACTTGGTAGCCAACGCCACCGTCAATAGTGTGCAAAACCCCTCGGACAGCGACTGTATCGTCGCCGCGATCCTCAACATCACCACTGCCGACGCCACCGAGACGATGGACGTGGGTATCGACTCTGACGGCACCAGCTCCGCCGATACTTTGTTGGACGGCGTGGACTTGGCCAGCGTCGCGACGAAAGCATCCTTTGACGATGGGGACAGCGGCGTCAACGGCCTCGCTGTCAAGCTCATCGACAAGAAAGGCGGAACCAACGACTACGTTACATTCACGGCCAGCGCCGGTACCGACACACTGGCGGGCCAGCTGATTTTGATTTTCATACCCATCAACGAGTAGAGACGACGAGGTGTGTCTGTCTAGGAGCGTCACCGGGCATGGACAGACATACCAGTCTGCTCATCCGCCTCCGGCGGACCGGCCGGGAAAACCGCCAAATCTAAGAATCATATGTGCCCAATAGGGGAAATAGGAGCCAAGTGGCTACTACGCACGATATCGCCAACGAACAAAGAGACTCGGCCGCTAAAGCCCAACAGGTCAGGGTAATTGGCGGCAACAGCAACCCCGGCGAGGTCAAGACCGTCCGCGCCACCAACAACAACTCCACCACCAGGGCAACGGCGCTGACGCCGGCCTCCGGCAAAAAGGTAAGGGTCGTCTCCGTGAATATCGCCTTCGAAGGAGCCGCATCCAACGGCCTGGAAATCTACTTCGACACGGGCGCGAACATAGGAACCAACGCGGGAAAAGAGATCACCGAAGCCCACCAGTCGGCCATCGGCCCAGTATTCGAGTCGTGGCCTGATGGAGCGGGACCCATCGGCGGGGCGGATGAGGTCGTGAGCATCAGGGGCACTGCCTTGGTGGCTGAAGACGTGAACCTAATTCTTGTCTACCGGGAGGAATGATGTCTGTATTGAGCTTGTTGAAATGACCTCATCTTGGCCCGTCATCAATCAGCTCCGGCGCCTCCTGGGCATCCAGCGGCAGGAGGATGGACGCCAACAGTTTAACCTGCCGGTAGACCTGGCAAAAATGGGCAGCAGTGAGCGGGTCCAGCAGCTAAAGCAACTGGAGCGAGAGTTCCAACGGATGCTGGAAGACGCCGCAGACGCCTACAAAGCCCAACTACGGCCAGGACCATAGGTGCGAAACATGCCGATTGATTTAGTTGCCCTCAAGACTGCCCTGCAAACTGACCTTCGTTATGACAGCGCAGTTCGTGGGGGGAAGAATCGAGAGTTACTGAGTCTACTCAATGAGGCCGAAATAGGGCAAACCGTATTTCAAGCCGTCGCCCGCGATGACGTTCTGGAAGCAATTGGCGACGGGGTGCGGAGCCTGACCGCGGCGCAAATTGAAGCGCTCCGCCTCTACACGAGTGGCGAGCAGGTGGACTTGCAAAAGCCTGCCATCCGCACCGAGGTTCAGAGAATATTCGCGGGTAATCAGCCTGTGCTAGACCGGCTTCAAGCAATTGCACAAAGAACACGTTCTTATGGAGAGGCTTTCGGCGGAGAGGTCACGTTGCGCGAGCTGTGGGTGGTACTGAAGCAGATTCCTAAATCCTACATGGCCCAGTACCTAGCGAGAGGTTAATGGCTAATCTAATCCATCAGAATCAAGGCACCGTAATCACCTGGGCGGACTCAGGGGCTACTCACGCTATCACCCTCAAAGGTCTGGCGTCCGGGACCGGCAGGCAGGGCGTCGAACATAACTTCGGCGTTGCCGCTGTTGCGCCTCGGTTCATGTGGCTGGCGCAGGTCCAGTTCGACACAGCCACGCCGCCGGTCGTCGGTGAGGCGGTTGACATCTACCTGAAGACAGCCCCAGACGGCGAAAACTACGACAACGACGATGGCAACGGTACGGACATAGCGGTCAGCGCCGAAGACAAGCTCAAGAACCTGTGGTACCTCGGGTCCATCATAGTTGACCAAGCAGCGGCCGACGTGCCGATGCAGGCGAGCGGGATGATAGAAATCGGGGCAGAGAAGGTGGCGCCCGTGTTCTGGAACGGCACCGCCGATAACCTCGATGACGACGTGGCCACCACAGACCTGAAATTCAGTCTCATCCCCATACCGTTTGAGATTCAGTGATGGTGACCTCCAGCCCCATGAAATCCGGGCTGATAATCCCCAACTTCCACCAGGGGATAGCTCGCAACGCTAGCCAGTCTGCCAGGCCACAAGATTGGCCTGGGCTGGTTGGCCTGTGGATACCGTCTCTCCAGTCTCCCGGTGGTTTTACTCTTAGAGACTGGTCAGGGCATGGTAACCACGGTACCTTAACCAGCATGGACCCAGCGTTGGCTTGGGTGTTTGACCCTCAACAGGGACGTCTTATAGACCTTGATGGTGGCAATGATTACATTCAGACGGGATGTAGTGACCTTAAGACCTCTCCCGACCTTACCCTGATGGTGCTATTCAAAGCCGACAGCACTGTCTTCGGAAAGCACCTGATGTGGGCTGGAGATGTTCTTGGTAATGGTGGCGGCAACGAACATGAGATGTGTCTAAATATTGGCAGCATGCGCACCGGCGATGCCGATACTCTGCAGATGTTCTGCCAATTCGCCACCGGTGCTGAGTTTGAAGTGACCACAGCCTTCACCGATACGACTCAATTTCACTGGCTTGTTGGCGTCTTCAAAGACTTGGACGGCACCCCGTCTGGTGAACTCTTTCTGGATGGTGTCCCCAAAGGAACGACTTCAACGACAACGATCTCCCGCGCCAACTTCGACACAAACCTGCGGCTGGGACGCCCGGGTGTTGCCACCAGGTTTTTTAATGGTCAGATTGCTCAGGCTCGCGTCTACACCCGAGCTCTGCCCCTGCCTCTCATACTGGCGATCATAGCAGATCCCCTCGGCGTCGTGCGCCCAAAGGGGCGGGTGTCCTACTTGGTTCCGGCGGCGCCGGCTGGCGGCTGGGGCGGGCTACTCAGCAACCAACGCAACCGACTGACCTACGTGAGTTAGATGTCTTATATAGGCGACTACACAGAAGACTTTGCGACCCTGAATTTCAAGTTCACTACGGTTGCAACTACTGGCGCCCCCACGACGCTGTCCGGGACACCCGTCATCAGCGTCTACAAGGCCAACGGCCTGACTCAAAGCGTTGCTGGAATCACTCTCACAGTTGACTTTGATGCGGTCACAGGGTTGAACAACGTCTTAATCGACCTTTCGGCGGATGTCTTCTACGCCGTGGCCAACGACTACCAGGTAGTCATCACCACAGGCACAGTGGGCGGGACCAGCGTGGTGGGATACGTGGTGGCGGAGTTCTCGATTGAGAATCGCTTTATGCGCGGGACTGACAACGCGCCCAGCGCCGCCGTCATAGCCGATGCGGTATGGGACGAAGCCAAGTCTGGACACGTCTCCGCCGGGAGCTTCGGCGAAGAGGAGCAGGCCCACGCGCTGAGCTCGGAGATCACCGCTTTGAACGACCCCAGCGCCGCCGTCATAGCCGACGCGGTATGGGACGAAGCCAAGGCTGGACACGTCGCCGCCGGGAGCTTCGGCGAGGAGCAGCAGGCCCACGCGCTAAGCTCGGAGATCTCCGCCCTGAACGACCTCTCGGCAGCCAACGTCAACACCGAAGTCTCTGATGTGCTAAAGACAGATACTGTCGCCGAAATGTCTCAACAAGCACCACCTACCACGCCTACGCTTGAAGAAGCAATCATGTATCTGTATATGGCGCTAGTTCACAAGGTCGACATTACGGCTACCCTGAAGGAGTTCCACAACGACGCTGGAGCAGTTATTTGGAAAAAAGCTCTTTCAGATGACGCTACCACGTACACCGAAGCCGAAAGCGCCAGCGGACCATAACCGGCCTTTCCCCCCGG